CGTCTTGATGCACTACTTACGCAACTTGAAGATTTTGTTGATGATGTGTTGGCATTGTATGGTGAGTTTATGGAGGTTGTCTCATTTGCTGCCAATATTAAGTCGCGTTTATTGGGTAGTTTCGGCGCATTATTTGGTTGTTTTGAGCAAGTTAGAAGTTTGTTTGATTTAGATAAGAAGAAATATCCTATCTCTAATACTGTGTCCTCTACAGATTTTAAAGTGAAAAGCTTAAATTCGGCTCGTCATTTAGCGACTATGTTGGAAACGGGACTCTCACAGATTATCAACCGTCGAGATTTAACCACTCGCGCTAAGTTTGATGAAATGTTGCGTACCTTAAAACAAATTAAACAGATCCCCTCTGATTTGGTAACAGGTAAAAATATTAAATCAGCCAGCCAACAGGCTGTTATGAAATCGTTACCATCAACATTAACAAATACCGATATGTATGCGGTGTCATTGTTTATGCGATTAGTTAGTGCGGGTGTTTTGCTTAAATCTGCGACAGAATTAATTGAAGATGACGCTTTGTTGCCGCAAGATGTGGACTATATTACCACGAAAGTGCGGTCGGAAATTTTAGAGAATTTGGCATTGCTGCGCCAACAAATTGCAGAAGAACAACAGGCCGTAAATAGTGCGGGTAAGCCTAATACTGGACTTTACACCACTGCACACCACACCATGGAACAACTTAAACAACATGCACATCAGTTCACTCAACTTGCGATTAATGCGATTAACCGCAAGCCACCTTTAATTATTCGAACTGCACCCATGACCGGGACAGCGCAACAAATCGCTCATGCTTTTTATAGTGATTATAAACGTGCTGATGAGTTATTGCGTTTAAATCCACAGGTGCGTTATCCAAATTATATTGAGCAAGGTGAGGTATTAAATAGCTATGTCAGATAATTATCCTTACGAAAATGATGTTGTCGTTGAGATTGATGGTAAGTCCCATAATAATTGGAAAAGTTATGATATAGACAGTGATTTTTTAATCCCTGCAGATGCTTTTGCGTTTGATATTGGTGTGCCGTCAGACAGTACTGTATTACCGGACTACTCTGGGGCAGAAGTGAAAGTACGTATTAATGATATGTTAGTCATGACAGGCATTGTGGATACCGTGCAGCATGGTATTAGTAAAACAAATCGAACCTATCGACTAAATGGTAGAGATAAAGCTAGTGTGCTTGTTGACTGCTCTGCACCCATTACGAACGTGAAGGGGTTAACGTTGTTAGATGCAGTAAAAAAGATTGTAGAACCGTTAGGGATTAAACAGGTTCAACTTAAAGCCGAAAACAATCCATTGTTAGATAAGGTCGATATTGATGTTGGCGAAACTGCGTGGAATGCTGCCATGCGTTGTGCTAATTCTGCTGGCTTGCACTTGTGGTTTGAGCCAAATGGCGTGCTGATTGTAGGCGGTGCGGATTACAGCACGCCACCTGTTGCAACGCTATGCTGTATGAAAGACGGTAGTCAAAATAACTTTGAGCAGGCTGATTTAAGCTTTGATGTATCAAATCGGTTTAGTGAGATAACCTTTTTAGCTCAAAGTCACGGCAAACAAGGACAAGATAACAAAAACGATCTGAAATGGGTTTATAAAGATTCAGAGATGACTACCTATAAACCTAAAACCGTAGTGGTATCTGATGTTGATAACCTTGAAGCGCTGCAAAAATGGGCAAAAAAATACATCGCCGACAGCATACTTGAAGGGTTTACATTAACGATTATTGTGCCTGACCATAAAATGCAAGATGGCACATTGTGGCAACCAGGTCAGCGGGTGCATGTGATATGTGAAGAATATGATATTGATGCAATCTTCTTCTTAATGGGGCGTCGTTTCATGTTAAGCCGTCAAGGCGGTACGCAAACCGAGCTACGGTTTAAGCAAGACGGCATTTGGACACCAGACGCTTATAGTGCAAAAGCAGAAAAAGCACGTAAGCGTAAAGGTAAAAAAGGTAAGAAGAAAAAGAATAATGGTGAACTTTGGGCATCAAATGGAGAAGGTGGTTGGACGAAATGAGACGATTAACACAAGCAATACAACAACAAGCGCAAGGTGCAGTAAATGATATTCGTCAAGCTTTTAGAGGAATACTTCACCTGGTGAAAAGTGCAGATAACATTCAGAAAGTGCAAGCATCTGGATTATCAGATGAAACACTTCAGGATGTAGAGATGATGCAGCAATTTGGGTTTACGTCGGTGCCGCCTGCAGATACTCAAGCAGTGATTATCCCTATTGGCGGGCAAACTAGCCACGGCATTGTGATTGCGACTGAGAACGGTTCTTTCCGCGTGAAAAATCTACAAGGTGGCGAAGTTGCTGTTTATGATGAAAGTGGCTCTAGTATTGTGTTAAAAAAGGGGCGGTTAATTGAGATTGATTGTGATGTGTTAAAGATTAAAGCGGCAACAAAAGTGGATATATCAAGTCCACTGGTTGAAACAGATCAGGTCTTTACTGCACAAGGTCAAATTAACGGAAATGGCGGTATGGCGGTGAAAGGCGGCAGTGGTGCGAGTTTTACCGGTAACGTGGAACAACAAGGCGGCGGTTTTACTACAGACGGAGATGTGAAAGCAGGTACTATATCATTGCGTAATCACAAGCATCCTGGTGATAGCGGTGGTGAAACAGGTCAACCTAAATAAAAATGCTAAAAGGAGGTGCTGAAGTCAGTCACCTCTTTTCTTTTCTCTAAATCCCTTATCCTGTCACTATGGACAGAGAGATCAGCCCGCTTACCGGCGACTACACAAGTAAGCAAATCAGTACACTGCAAAATGCTGTGTATATCAGACTAACCACACCCTTAGGCACCTGGTGGGCAGATGGGCGTGTAGGCTCTTTGCTCCATACTATCCCTAAAGAAAAGGATTTGCGACATGTTGGGCCACTTGCTCAACAATATGCAGAAGAAGCCTTACAACCGTTGATTGATGATGGACGTGCAGACGAAATCATTGTGACTTATACACAACCCCACAACGGATTATTAATTTTAGATATATCCATTCGAGATAACCGAGGTGAAAGCTATCAATTTAAACACCCGGTAAAAGTTATTTAAAAAGGGTTTAAACCATGTTTATTGTGCCAAGTTTAGATGATATTCGCCAAACTATCTTACGTGACGTGCAATCGTTAGAACCGCTAGCTGATGTGAGTGTGGATAGCGATTATTATGCCCGTGCGAGCAGTTTAGCAGCCGTTGCTGAAGGTATTTATGCCCATCAAAAATGGATAATCAAGCAATTTTTCCCCGATACCGCTGACACAGATTTTTTAGAAAAACATGCCGCTTTGCGTGGTATTCGTCGTCGTAATGCAACGTCTGCAAGTGGTACTGGTGCAACTGTCACAGGTCAAGTCGGTGCAGAGATCAAAGCAGGTTTACAAATTAAAACCGACGATAACCGATTTTATGAGACAACCGCGAATGCAGTTATCTCAAGTAATGGTGAGACTACCGTGCCGGTACGCGCATTAGCCACGGGGGCAAGTTATAACATTACTACTGCAACAAAAGGCAGTTTTATGGCGGCTCCTGTTGGCGTGCAAAGTGATGTTGTATTAAACAATATTATTGGTGCGACAGATGCTGAAAGTGATGCATCGTTACTTGAGCGATTACTTGAGGTTATTAGACGTCCACCTGCTGGGGGAAATCGCTATGACTATCGCACCTGGGTATTATCAGTAGATGGTGTGGATGCAGCTTATGTTTATCCACTGAGACGAGGATTGGGTACGGTAGATATTGCCATTACTTCTAACAATGATGTCCCGAGCGATGAAACAGTGCAGCGCTGTCAAACTTATATTGATGATGTACGCCCTGTGACAGCACGTGAAAGCAAAGTGGTGAAACCTGATGTAACAAAAGTGAATTTTAATATTCAGGTGAAGATCAGTGGCGTGACTTTGCCAGAAATTAAGGCAGCTATTTCAACCGCACTTGCGGATTATTTTAATACATTGATCCCAGGTGATGATCTCATTGTGTCCCAATGTGAAGCTGTGGTGAATAACTTGGTAGGTGTGGTTGACCGTAAGTTTACGGCACCCATCACTAATTTAAAAGCAGATGTACGCACGAAAATCGAATGGTTTCGCCTTGGTACGATTACTGTGACGGAGATGGCGTAATGCAGATTGACCATAAAGCAGTGCTATCTAAACTTTACCCACCTATTTCCTACAACATTAATGGTGAGCATTTCTTAGCACAATGTGAAGTGGATGGTAATGCCTTTAATCGCTTACAACAAAAAGCCAATGATATGTTAAACGTAGTTGAGCCTATCACCTCGAATTCCATGTTGGAAGATTGGGAACGTTTATGCGGCATAAAAACAGATTATACCAATAACTATCAAGCACGAGTAAAACGTGTCATTGCCAAGTTAAATGCGATTGGGGGCTTATCTATTCCCTATTTTAAACGTATTGCGGAAAGTATTGGATATCGTATCGAAATTAAAGAGTTTTCTCCCCTTGCTAATGATTTGCCAACGACGGGAGATTTGGTTCAATTTCGCAATGAAGCACGCGATAACTTGATTTTTATGTGGCGAGTATCGGTGCTTAATGGGGATGACAATATTGTGTATTTTCGCGCAGGTAGCTCCTTTGCGGGTAATCATTTAGTGGAATTTGGTGACTCGATTATTGAGGAGTTCTTCCGAGATTTAAAACCTGCACATACTTACTGTTATTTTGCTTATCAAACAGGATCTTAATATATGAAAAGTTTAATGCCTCAAATTGATTCCAATGATGGCCTTTTTCACAATGGTAATCCAGCAACAGGCGAACAAGGCACGCGAGTAACCGATACGTGGCTTAATAATTTGCAAGACCGAGTACGCGATGTACAAGCGGAAGCGCATTATGTGTTGCAAAAAGCAGGGTTCCAGCCCGTAGAAAATAAGCAAACTCAGCTTTATGAGGCGATTGTTAAGATTATTGATGATAACCGTAAATCCGCCAGCACAACACAAAAAGGCGAAGTGCGGTTGACAAGTGATACGGGGTTGGACAGCGAAGAACTAGGATTAACTGCCAAAGCAGGTAAAAAACTCGCGCAACTGATTGCGACGGTGCAGCTTGCGTTAAATAACTATATCCCTCTTAACAAACGATCATCCGCAGTCAATAGCAACGACGAAAATAATGTAGCAACATCAAAAGCGGTTAAAACAGCTTATGACAAAGGCGTGGAAGCAAAATCGGCCGCAGATAATGCGAATAACAACGCCAATGGGCGAGTATCTAAGAGCGGCGACACAATGAGCGGTCCGCTGGTTGTGCCTAGAGTTTCTACAGGAAGCGTAGAATCATCAGGGTATGTCAATATTAGTTCAAATAATGGGGTTGTTTTTTATAATAAAGGGAATTCAGAATATACAGCCATCTTGTCAGAAAACGGGCTAGACATAAAAAAAGCGGTCATGTCACATGACGGATTGAAGTCTGATCATATTGGGTACGGTGGGTATGGCTCGCAATATGATTACTCAGCGCCATTTGAAGTTATTGAGGCAGCCGCCAATAGCATTGACACATTTTACCCTTTCATTAAAGGGAAAGTGATGAGTAGAGGTAATAGCGGTGCTGCATTTTCGCTTGGTTACACGACAAAACAAACTGGATACAACGAGTACGGCAATTTCGGACGAGGCGTAATTAATCTAGTAGAGGATAATGGCAGTTTCAAAAATTGGGAATTTGAACACACTGGAGTTTTTCGTTCAGCAGGTGATGTAATTACAGGGAATGGCAATTCATTAAATTGGCAAACGCACGTATTAAATAGTTTGATAGGTGGAATAACATCCTCATCGTACGGTTCTCATTATCAAGGCGCTGACGTCTTTAAAATCAAACAAAATAGACTAATGATAATCAGAATGCAGATTGGAGTTGTGAACTCATCAGGTGACTACTACTTACCCGAATCTTTTGATGGTTCGGCTGGTGCAATAGCTATTGATTCTGGGGGCGCGGTTAATCCAGTCGGGGCGTTTTTCAAAGGCGGTAATTCTGTTTATATATCAGTAACCAAACCAACAAATGTGACCGTTATTGCAATAGGAGTTAAAAATTAATGTTAAAACAATTCAATATAGCGACATTATCATTTCGAGACCCCGTAGGTAATGAGGACGGATGGATTAATATAGCAACACAAGCACAAATTGAAGAGATTTCAGAAAGCATCACCAATGGCGGTGATGTATGGGTGGAAAATGGGAAAATACACTGTTCAGGCAAAGCACCGAGTGAATTCCACGTTTTTGATAGAAAGAAAAAACAGTTTGTCTTGTCCGGAGAAAAACAAGCCGAATTTACCAAGAAAATGAAAGCTCAGCTAATCAATAACATTGATGTTCACGCTGCCTCAATTTACAGCACGTGGACGCGTTTTGAGTCAGAGTATCGTGAACGCCAATCCGCCGCGGAAGCGTTTAAAAATGCAAACTATCAAGGCGAATGCAGTCGATATATCACAGACTTTGCCAAACGCGCCGGGTTAAATAACCAAGCTGCAACAGATTTGATTTTGGTGCAAGCCGCTGGGCTTGAGAAATTACAGGTCGAGCTTGCAAATCAACGCATGCGCAAATACGAGCTTAAAGTGCCAGGATTGACAATCGAGAAAATGCAGTCCATTCACGATGACATTATTAAACAAATGGATGCATTGATGGAGGCGTATAACAATGGCTAACCGTATTTATCTCGCGTTTTATAAGCATAAACGCAGCTTCTTAAAAGAGCCTTTTAAAGCATTGGCTGATGCGGTGACGCGCTTTTTTACAAAGGGTAAATACTCACACTGTGAGATAGCGATTGAGCGCATGGAATTTGTCCAAGGCGACCATTATGAGCACATTACGGTTTTTGATTGCTATTCATCGTCTGTGCGCGATGGTGGTGTTCGATGTAAGCAGATTGATTTGTCAGATACAGATAAGTGGGATTTAGTCTTACTAGATAATGTAAAAGAAGCACAGATTAAATCTTATTACAACCGCACGTCAGGTGCTAAATATGACTGGTGGGGTGCGTTAGGTATTGTGCTTGGGATTAAACAAAAACGAAGCAAATATTTTTGCTCGGAATGGTGCTTTAACGCAATTTATAACAGCGAAGATGGTTGGCGTTTTAGCCCAAACCAACTTGCAGCGATGGTGCATAAAAATGGATAAAACAACGATTAACCTTTACCGTGGTGATGACGAGGAATGTATTATTCGCCTGTTTGAAAAGCAGCTGGATAAATCATTAAAGCCATTCGATTTAAGTGATATGGCGCGCTTTGATTTGTGGGCTACAGTCAGAAACAAGCCTGTGCTAACACTATCATCCACAACAGGTGAAATCGAAGTTGTAGATGCCCCAGGCGGCGTTTTAAAAATTACGTTTAGTCACAGTTTAACAAAAGACGCGACGTGGTCTCAAGCGGACTATGATTTACAGGCGGTATCTAATAAAGGACGGGTTAAAACGCCAATTCAAGGTGGTCGAATTAACCTCAAATTTGATGTTACACCTGATATGACAGAGGCGCGTAATGGATGACATTGTTGCAGTGGTTGACCCACCCCAAGAAATAGTGGCGGTAGTCGAAAAAGGTGAAGTTATATATCAAAGTGACGACGACTTACCAGATTTATTAACCATTTATGAGTTAGCCAAAATATAGGAGCACTATGGAAAATCAAAACCATAAAAAAATAGTTGATGCAATCAAGGCCATCGGCGCGGATTATAAAAGTCTGCATGAGGCAATATCTGCAATTCAAACTCAACAAGGCAGCGGAGAACAAGCTACGCTCACTAAAATTAACGAGTTAATTAGCCAGGCAGAAACACGTATTTTAAATAAAATTAAAGGCGGTGAGCTTTCTGAAGATTTAGATACGTTGTTTGAAATTGCGGCCAAAATTGGAGAACTTGTGTCAGATAAGTCTGTTCGCGAAGCTCTAACTAGCACTCTGCAAGAGATCAAAACTAACGTTACAAATCTTCAAAGCTGGCAAACAGAAATGGATAACTTAGACCTAGTGGGTGAGTACAATAAAGCTAAGGCATCATAATGGCGCTAAAAGAACAACTGACAAGTCTCATTCCTTTAATTGCTCAAGATGTTAAAGATAAAGGCAGTTCGTCCGTGTTAATTCAAGGCAACGGGAGACCAGATAAACCTGACACAACAAGGTTTCTTAATGGGTCTAACGTTTATGAAAATAAGATTAAAGGTAATGAGCCAAACGGAACTTTTTATAACTCAACAAACGGTGCAGGCGTTGGAGCATACCTATGGCAAAAGCAAAATGGACAGTGGACTGTTATATCGGGTGATACAGGTATTAGACGACTATCTAACATTTCTGTAAATATTAAAGAAGGGGCTATTCATTTAAGACGAGTGAATAACAGAGTTGAGTGTTCTTTCTATGCGGGGCGTTGGGACACTATTTCTTTTTACGGGAGCAGTAATCCTAAATTCACGAGGAAAAATCACGCCAAGCGAATGGATATTTTACCCCCTCCGAGAATACCAGTTGGCTTCCGTACACGCACGCCTATTATGCTTCCGTTTTATAGCGATGACGGCGATGAAATTGCTACTGTATATGTTGCTAGTATAGGCGATAGAGCTTATATTGAGTTAAGATTTAGGGATAAAGTACCAACAACAGACCTTGATTATATGCGTCTTCCAGTCGTCAGTTGGATAACTGACGACCCATTCCCTGATACTTTGCCTTAATTAAATAAAATGCTGTCAATTTTTGCTGCGGTTTACAAGGAATAATAATGACAAACAAACAAACAAACAAACAAACAAACAAATGGAGTGTACTATGTTTAAACAAGCACCACTACCGTTTGTTGGGCAAAAGCGAATGTTTTTAAAACACTTCGAGGAAGTATTAAACGCCAACATTACGAATGATGGCGATGGCTGGACTATCATTGATACATTCGGCGGTAGCGGTTTATTAAGCCATGTAGCTAAACATCTCAAGCCTAAAGCACGCGTAATCTATAATGACTTTGATGGATACGCTGAGCGATTGATGCATATTGATGACATTAATGCGCTTCGCGCACAGCTTTACGCGGTAGTTGGTAACGCTACGCAAAAAAACAAAAGATTGACGAAGGATTGTAAGGCAGAATGCATCAAAATCATTCAGAATTTCAAAGGTTATATTGACCTGAATTGTCTAGCGAGCTGGCTTCTATTTAGCGGCCAACAAGTGGCAACATTAGACGACTTATTTCAGAACGATTTTTGGCATTGTGTTAGACAGTCTGATTATCCGAAAGCGGATGGATATTTAGACGGGCTTGAGATTACGCGCGAGTCATTCCACACGCTTTTGCCTAAATTTAGCGGCGACCCTAAAGCCTTATTCGTTCTAGATCCACCATATTTATGCACTCGTCAGGAAAGCTATAAACAGGCGACATACTTTGATTTAATCGACTTCCTCCGATTAATCAACATTACTCGACCGCCTTATATTTTCTTCAGCTCAACGAAGTCGGAGTTTGTGCGGTTTATTGAGTATATGGTAGAAGATCAGGTTGATAATTGGGAGGCTTTTTACAACTCCAAGCGCGTTGTTGTTAAGGCTTCAGCAAGTTATTCCGGGAAGTACGAAGATAACATGGTTTACAAGTTCTAGGGCTTAAAATTTAAACGCCCTTTAATGATTATTTAAAGGGCGTTTTTGTTTTAGTTTTATTTGTGATTCATTTTGCATAGAGGTTTTAGGATTATGCAAAATGAATCCCGATTTTATGCAAAAATTTTCGCGAACTTATACGATTTGCTGATCTTCCATTACATCCTATCGTACAAAAAGCCCTGCAAGATAAGGGATTTGAATATTGCACCCCAATTCAAGCATTATCATTACCTATCACATTACAAGGAAAAGATGTTGCAGGCCAAGCGCAAACCGGTACGGGTAAAACGATGGCATTTTTAACGGCAACATTTCATCACTTATTAACACATCAACCTGATTTTGCCACCAATCAACCTCGCGCATTAATTCTTGCACCAACCCGTGAACTGGCAGTACAAATTAATAATGATGCAGAGTTGTTAGCTAAAACAAGTGGATTACGAACCGCACTTGCTTATGGTGGTGATGGCTATGATAAACAACTTAAGGCGATTGAAGACGGTGTGGATATTTTAATTGGTACCACGGGGCGTGTGATCGATTATGTCAAACAAGGCATTATTCGTTTAGATGACATTCAAGTCGTGGTGTTGGATGAAGCTGATCGCATGTTTGATTTAGGATTCATTCGTGATATTCGTTATTTATTACGCAAGTGTCCTTCTCCGCAAGAACGCCTCACCATGCTCTTTTCTGCAACGCTCTCTTACAAAGTGCGCGAACTTGCCTTTGAAGATATGAATTCCCCTGAATATATCGAAATTGAACCAGAACAAAAAACGGGACATAGAATTAAAGAGGAACTGTTCTATCCGTCAAATGAAGATAAAATCCCCCTCTTACTCACGTTAATGGAAGAGGAATGGCCCGAGCGCTGTATTGTCTTTGCAAATACTAAACATAAATGTGAAGAAATTTGGGGCTATTTAGCGGCAGATGGCCATCGTGTGGGATTACTCACAGGGGATGTAGCACAGAAAAAACGTCTTTCATTGCTCAAACAATTTACAGATGGTGAGCTCGATATTCTCGTTGCAACCGATGTTGCAGCGCGTGGATTACATATTTCAGACGTGACTCATGTTTTTAACTTTGATCTACCCGATGACCGAGAAGATTACGTTCACCGTATTGGCCGTACTGGTCGAGCGGGTGAAAGTGGTGCGTCTATCAGCTTTGCTTGTGAAGAATATGCGATGAATTTACCGGCAATTGAAGAATACATTGGTCATTCTATTCCGGTCAGCCAATATGACCCGAATTCATTGATTAGTGATATTCCAAAACCTTATCGTTTAAAACGCAATCCTGCGCCTCAAACAAGAAATACTACGACGAGAAAAACAAACTACCGTCGTAAAAACTAAAAAGAAAAGCTGATGAACTCCTTCATCAGCTTTTTTTATGATTAATGTAATCCGACTCTTCGACGTGTAGTACGCATCAATAAGAAAACCCATGGCCATAACACACCTGATGCGATGGCACCAAAGATTTCCTGCCAGTTGAAAAATGCCCCATGCAAAGAGAATTCAACCAAGAAAATAGCCACTCGAATCGCAAAAACAAAAAGAAGTACCAATAAACTTTGGAACCAAAGAGAAAGGTTGCGCAAAATTAAGTAATATTTGGAAACAAAATAGAAGGCGACAGAAAGCACCAGTGCATGAACCCCAAGAATAGAGCCTAGCACGATATCCCATAAAACCCCGAGTAAAAATGCCCAACCAATGCTTACTCTATCAGGTAACGCAAGCGTCCAGTAAAGCAAAACTAAAACCAACCAAGACGGTTTAAAAGCTTGAAAGCCTGCTGGCCATGGGGCTAATTCCATAATTAATGCCACAACAAAGAAGCATAAAATGGTCGCCCATTGAAAAATAAAACGCCCTTGCATTAGTCTTCTTCCCTATGTTGTTGCTGATCTGGAGAAATGGGTTCCTCTTGTTGAGGCATTGTGGTCGGAATGTCAGGATCCACAATTTCTTTTCCTGTATGCGGCTGTACTCCATCCTCTTGATCATCTGTAATTTTGGTTTTACTCACTGAATGAGTTGCTTCATTAGCTTGACTTTCTAAACGTTGCTGTACAAGGCGACGTACTTCTTCCGGCGACATGGATTTGACTTTCGACATATCAAGATTGCTCGGCCAAAGTAAAAGCAAATAACGTAAACGATCTAACTCAGCCAAAGGTTTCGCTTTCACCGTTGCAAAGTAATTTGAGCCATCACGAGAGACACTTTGCACAACAGCCACAGGATAGCCTTCAACAAAACGGCCGCCCAAACCTGAAGTCACCAATAAATCGCCTTTTTCAATATCCACAGAACGAGGCACATTATCTAAGGTAAGTTCATCTGAGTGCCCTGTGCCACTCGCGATCACGCGCACATCATTACGTAAAACTTGCACAGGAATAGAATGGGTCACATCGGTCAAAAGTAACACTCGGCTTGTATTCTCACCGACAGATATAATCTGCCCAATCATCCCTTTTTCATCAATCACAGGCTGCCCAACATAAGCACCATCTCGTTCACCTTGATTGATCACCACTTGCTGACGATAGACGTCGGTTTCAGCTGTAAGCACTTCTGCAATCTTTTTATATTCATCGGTGCGTAAAGGCGAATTAAGCAGTAAACGAAGACGTTGGTTTTCTACCTTGAGTTGATCCAATAATAAAAGATCGGCATTTTTCTCACGCAACTGCTCACGCAATACTTTATTTTCAATAAGCAGTTTATTGGTATCCACCAAGTTATTTGATACACCATCTAGAACCGTTCTTGGCCCATTCGCAAGGTAATATAGGCCCCCCACGGCAGTTTCCATGACACTACGCGCCTTCGTCATTGATGAGGTTTGCCCATCAACTAAAATGAGTGTCATCGAAGCAATCACTGCTAACGCG